CACCAGCTCGTCGCGCTCTCCAATACTGAGCGTCACCGCAGAGCCATAGGGCTTGCAGTGCGCCTCGCGGGTGGCTATCTGCTCTAGTTCGTCGCGTGTCATGTCTGGTCCTTCGATGCAGCGATCAGGGCGCGTCCCAAAGCCTCAGCGACTTCGTTGGAAAACGTGAGGTCGATACTTCCAAACCAGTCCTTGGAAACCTGGTCGTGGGTAGTGCTGATGTGGATCCCGTAGCCATCCGGGCCGGGGATTACGCGGATAGCCTGTGGGCCACCTTCAACATATACGTGCCGGTGGATCTCTGTTACCGGGTTCTTGTCCATAATTGCTCCATTAATCGATCAAAGACGCAGGCTATGCGCTATATATGAGTCAAGCGCCTCCGTCCTTGTGGTTGAGGTGGGACTGGGCACCGTCACCAAGGGGGAATAGTTGATGTTGCCGCTGAGCGTCCTCGATGCGACGACATGCGATGTCGAAGTACCGCTCGTCCAGCTCACACCCTACAAAAGGTCGGCCAGCCTCAACGCATGCGACCCCGGTGCTCCCACTACCCATGAAGGGATCTGCGATCAACCCTTCGGGCAGCTTCCGAAGTAGCCGCTGCAGAAGCGCGACAGGCTTTTCGTTCGGGTGACTGCGACCATTCTTCGCCATGCTTTGGACGGGCGGGCACATAAGTACGGCGCCTTCGTCCCTGGATCCGACGAAGCCCTTTCCGAGGACGTAAATCTCTTCGGTGCTAGGCTTCCATGGAATGTCCAGTGCACCCATGCCCAGGGCAGGGCCCTTGTCCCATATGAGAACGGCGCGCGTACCGTGGGGACGTGGGGCTTTCCAGCTTCCGAAAACGAGCATGGGTTTTCCTTGGAGTCTGGCCAGGACGTAATCGCGCATGGCAGGCGAGCTATCTCCCTTAATGCCTTCTTCGCTCCATAGCGCATCCGTTGCGAACCCGCTGCGGTAACTGATTCCGAAAGGCGGATCAGTGAGCACGCCGGCCGCTTCCTGCAAGGCAGCCAAGTGATCGGTGCAGTCTCCGCAGTAAAGCGTCGCGGTACCAATCTGCTCAACCCGCATCGCTGCCTCCGTTCTTCTGCGCGCCCGGTTGCGCGGACAGGGCGGCGTCCAGTTGCTCGCGAATCGTCAGATCGTTCTGCAACGCGTAGAACCGCCAGCCATCCCACTGATACCGCTTTTCCTTGGCTTGTTCGCGCAGGCTTTCCAGATAGTCCAGCCTCGCCGCATCGCGCACCGCCTCGCTGGCCTGGGGCGCGGCATAGAAGTCAGCGGGGAAATAATCGGGCTTGCGATGCCAGAGAATTTCCCCGTGCTGGTTCAGCAGCGTTCCAACTGGCTTATGCGCCTCCCCGGCTACAGGGGCACGCACTTCGGTTCTCAAGTGATCGCGGATCATGTGGGCCACATCCATATCCGCGCAGCTATCGCTATACCCGCATCGTGGGCACACCGAATCTGAGTTCTCCAAGTCTTGTAGAACGCTCTGGAGCATGGCTCGGTCAGTAGTCGTGGCTACAGGGGCGCGCAGCTTGGAAAGCAGGGCGCGCAGGTTTGCTTTTTCGCGTTCAGCCGTTTCCAGGCCACTGCCGTTGTCGAATGGTCCACCAAGAAAAGCCCATGCTGAGGCGAATACCTGGGCTTGCTCCATAATGGCGTCGATTTCTTGGTCTGCCGTCAGACGGGCTTCCTGCGCCGGGGCGGGGGTGTTGGTGGTCATGCTGCCTCCGAATTGGCGCGGAATTCGTCGATGTCCGCTTGCGTGACAGTGAAGCGCTGGACCTGCGTTACCTTGTAGAAGGCCGGCATAACGTTGGCGTCGAGCCAGGTTTCGATCATCGACTTGAGTTCGCCGCGCTTGGCGTCCGGCAGGTCGTGGCTGCCGAGGTAGCTTTCGGCGTGTTCGCCGTTGCCGTCGAACGCCAGCGCTTGCATACGGTCGATCATGTCTTCGAAGTCGAAAAAGCTAGACGGTTTCGGGGTCACGGACACGCCCAGGTAGTAGGCGCGACCAGGCTCCAGTTCGCCCTGGCCGTCGAGATCGTCGAGGGCATCGCCCGCTTCACCGGTAGTGAAATCTTCGTTGTTCAGGCTGTAGCAGTCGAATTTCGTTTCGCTCATGTCTTTCCCTTGATGGTGGCGGCCAGCTCTTTTCCGAGCTTGGTAATCCAACGGCGCGCGCTGGCGCGGGCTTTCTTGGCTGCCTTGCGTTGCTGAATGAGCTGGTGGGCCAGCAAGGCGTGCTGGCAGTTGGCCGCCAGGTAAGCGTCAACGTCGCCATCGTGATGGGCGTGGTGACGGTCTCCGTCGTCGTCATGGTCGAGCGCGTAAGCGCGCTCCAGCCAATTGATGGACTGGTGGCGATAGGAAATGACGCCATCCGTCGGATCCTGCGCCACAAGGGAGGCCTCTATCGCCTTCCCGATTTCTTCGGATAGTCGATTCACTTCCTGGACGGCCAAGTTCAGGGAGAGGATGGCTTGCTGATACTTGTCCATCACCCCTCCTGCTGCTGAGAGGCCGAAAGGGCGGCGAGCTTGGCCTCAAAGACCGCCGCAGCATCGGCATACACGTCCGCCAGCCAGCGCATTGGTGCCCCCATGTAGTCCTGCTGGTAGGCGGTGCGGGCGCGATTTTCTTTGTCACGCATATGCGTTGCGCTGAAACGCAGGTTGTCCACCACCATACGGTGGCGCATGGTGCACGTCATCCATTCTTGCCGCTCGTCCTTCGCATCGTCCTGTGCGCTGGCGGGAGCCGGACGCCGCGACTTCACGTAGGCATCAATGCCCGGGATATCCTCGAATGCGATGGTGAAGCCGCGGCCCTCGCAGCACTCGCAGTCCTCTTTGAACTCTTGCACGTCGCTTTTACGCTCGGCAACCTGGCGCTCGACATAAACGAAGCCGTCGCCGTTGCACTCGTCGCAGGTCAATTCCCAGTCCCGTTCGGGCTGTGCGCTGGCGGGAGGGATGGGAGCAGCGTTCACCATTGCGGCGTAGATGCGGCGGTTGCGAGTGTTCTGGCTCTCAATGCCGCCATCGCGATCGACCGAATCATTCCATGTCGCATCGACCATCTTCGGCGTCGGTTCAACCGGGACAAGCTTCCATTGTTGTGTCATTTGTTCACGCTCCAGGGTAGAAGAAGGACAGGGCGTATCGCCACAGAAGGAAGATGCCGACATAGATAGTTGCGAGGCCAGAGACGACCCCTAACAGCCCCCAGTTAATCAGGGCGCGCTCTATGGCGAGTTCATCCTCGTCCGGCATTTCGTTTGCTTCCATCACATCCCCCTCAGGAGCGCACGCTCCTTGTATCGGTCATATGCGTCATCAAGGTCCACGGACCGCGCCACAATCTCGGCACGGCGCTCCATGTACTGCTTGTCGGTCGTGATGCCGTCAACGCGGTCTGCGTCGGCTTGCTCGAGTTGTTGCGATAGGTCCATATATGGCTCCGTTAGGCGGGTACGTACTTGCGGATGCGCGTCGAAACAGTGGAATAGAGGACTTTCTGTGCCCATCTAGCCGCTTGGCGCGTGTCCCGCACATCGGTGCCGTGCCATTCGCCTCCAGCCCGGAATTCAATGACCCAGATGTAGTTCTTCATTCATTTCTCCAAGGAATAGGGTGGCATCCCCCAGCGGATGCTGCGGGTTCCAGGTGGGTTGTGCTGGGAGCTGCCGGGGATCAGAACGGCGGTGGATCCGCGTCGTCGTAGCCGCCTGACTGGGCGGGGGCTTGGCGTTGTGGTTGCTTCGGTGCGGGGCGATGCGATGGGGTGCGGTCAACTTCGTCGCCCTTACCACCCAGCATCTGCATCTGGTCTGCTACGACCTCCGTCGCATAGCGATCAGCGCCCGTGTCCTTGTCCTGCCATTTCCGGGTCTTCAATCGACCTTCGATGTAGACAGACCGGCCCTTAGCCAAATATTCGCCTGCAATCTCAGCGAGGCGGCTGTACATGACCACCCGGTGCCATTCGGTTTCCTCGCGTTTCTCGCCGCTGGCTTTGTCCTTCCAAGACGATGTGGTCGCCAGGGACAGGTTGCAGATCGCAACTCCATCCGCGCTATATTTCACCTCCGGGTCGCGGCCTAAATTTCCGACCAAAATTACCTTGTTAACAGATGCCATGGCCTATCCTTGGTGTTCTTCGCCAATGCGCTGCATGGCTTCTATGACGTACTTCTGGGCCGCTAAAGCGCGGGCTTCCATCTTGTCTTCCAGTTCGCGGTCCCGGGTGTACTGGACACGGGTTACGCGCAGAACTTCGTCGATGTGGTCCACGTAATGCAGATCAGGGTCCTCGTAGCCCACAAGCTCATCAGGCGTGTTTACGAGGCAGTAGGCAACCTCAGCCTCGTCCACGTCCCACAGCTTCATGTAGCCGCGCATTTGCCATTCGTACTCTTTGCTGGCCCCCATGGCGGCGGTTGCTGGGAAGGTGTGGAGCGACCACGCCGACTTGATGTCGATGATCTTGGAGCCGGTGAAGATGTCGCATTCACCTGTCAGAAAGTCAGTTTCCCGACGCTCCGTGTTCTTGGTGTAGTTGGTGAAGAAGACCGAGTTGTAGAGAGCGATGGACTGATCCTCTACAAGAGTGCCCTTCTCCATGTACTTGGCCGTGGGGCAGTAGGTGTAGCCGTAGACCAACTCCTTAGCCACACCTTCCAAGTACGTCTTGGCCCCCTCGGACAGCACCGCTCCCTTTGTCTTCGGGTCGGTCATGATCGTGCTGAGGGACGAGCAGCGGACCTTAAACAGTGGCTTCACCTAGTGCCTCCTCAAGTTCCTTTTCCTGCTCAGGCGTCAGACTGAAGTTGGCCCGCAGCTTGTCCGTGGTGTAGGAGCCTTCCTTGATCGACTGGATGGCCTTGCTGAACCGCTCAGCATTGATGGCCGGCGGCTTCTTCACCGTCACCTTCGGACGGACCCGCAGGCATTCCACGGTTTCCCCGGCCAGCTTCGTAGTGCTGGCATACAGCGTGATCGGCTTCCCCGCCCAGTCCTCGATGTAAGGCCCGTACAGCTTGGCGATCATCTTGGAATTGGTGACGTTCAGGATCATCGGCTTCTGGCCTACTAGGTGGGCAACCGTGCAATCTTCTTTCTTGCCGCCAGTCCCGGTGACCGTTTCCTGTTGCACCCAGTCAATCGTCACCGTAAGGTCCTGACCTTCTTCCAGCGCGTAGGCTCCGATGTAGTCAGGGTTGATCAGGAGCTTCCAGTGTGTCTTGGACATGTCTATTCCTTTGCGGCGTATCGGGTGCCGCCGTCCTTAGCCCAACGTTCGGCGGATTCTTGGTCGGCCTGTTGGACGCATGCCAGGGCGCCTACGAGGGCGCAGATGATCGAGAAAATGCCCACGGCGGTGTGGGCATCGGCTTGGAGGATTTTGCGGAGTAGGCGGGTCATGTTTTCCCCCTGGCTGTCAACGCATCAACGACCTTCTTACGAAGGTCTTCCGTGGAATCGCTTGCATAGGCGGATTGCAGTTCGACCGCAATGCGGCTGCCATCTTTGAAATCGGCTTGTCGTCCATCCTGATGTGCCGCTCGCAACCCATCGGGGATTTCGGCTAGGTAGAAGCCATCATGGAATAGCGCCAAGATGTTGCCATTCGGCATGCTCATTCTTTCTCCCATTCCGGCCAGAAGCCGCGAACAAAGTTCTTTGTTTGGTAGTCTGCGACGTGGGCAATAGCCAGCGTCAGTTGATCGCGGCATTCAGGTCCGAGGATGCCGGACGCCGCCAGTTCAAGGATCTTCTCGGGCTTGTCCGCATCGCCAGCGATGAAAGCCAGCATCTGCGCGTCCTCGTTCGGGAACTCCTGCTCAAACGCTTCTATGACTGCCCAGCGATGGGTGAACAGATCCGCCTCGATTGCCTTGGCGACTTCTGCGTACTTCTCGTCGTAGATGTGCTGAGGCGGGCCGAAGCTGAATCTTGATCCCATGTCTATCTCCTACCACCCCACTACGCACGCGAGCGGGATAATTAGGGTTGCGTAGTACCAGCGCATGGCCCAGGCGTTTTGCAGCATGTGCTTGAGGTCATCCATCGCTGACCTCCGGGATGATGGCGAGGGCAAACTTCCGATCTATTGCGATGAAGCCGGTAGGCGGTTCCCATAAAGACACACAGCGATTCCACACACCACCGCCAGAGGTCACTTCACGAAGCCACGCTACCGGTTTCTGCGCCGCCAGAGCTTCGCGCACAGCCTGCTCGGCGTAGGCGACCATCTGCGTCTTGCTGTACATCTCTACGAGTTCACCAGGCTCATTTCCTTCGCCCTCGAAGTAGATGCTTTCCGGTGATTTTGGAAGCGGCGGGAGTTTCACAGGGGAGGTCATGGCATTCCTTTGCCGATTTCGGCAGCAGCACGGACGATGGCGCGACGGGTTGCGGTGTAGTCGTCGGCATCCTGCCTCGAGAATCGCTCAAGTGACCGATAGTGGAAGAAGGAGGGGTAGGCCAACAGGTCCAGACCCACCGCTAGCCGCAAAGCGTCTCCGTCGTCGGTGAGCGGGTTCCAGATCAATGGCATATAGCTTCCCGCGCCAGTATGGAAACGCTCTACTCCGTCAAATCCCTTGAGAGGCTTAGCGTCGATCCCAGCCGCCTTCGCCGCCAACTCCAGCAGTTCACGGTCTTCCATACGATCTCCAATCAGGTAAGCCCCCGCTCTCCCCCGGCATACCCTGCACGGGAGAATTAGGGGGAATAGTGGGGGCTTGAGGGGTGAGGGTGCCGGGTGCGAATCCGGCGTTGATGTCCTTGCGTTTGCATCGGGAGCCTATTGCCATGGCGATTTGCGCCAATGACCTGCTATTCCGAACACCTGTAGCCTGGCTTATCGATCCGGACCAAATACCGGAGCTATAGCCCATCGCCTGGGCGTACTGCATACCCTCAAGGGAGGCCAGCGGCGGGGATTCGAACCCCTAAGACTTACGTGAGAGACGGTATGCATCCCGCAACCCACCGCACCTGTATGTCGGCTGACCCTGGTCCAACGAGGCAAACCCCGCTGACCTCTCTTGAGGACCCCGGGTTTCGTCCGGGAGACGGCCGACTGTTGCACGGCGCCAGGGAGATTTGGGAGAGGGTGGCCGGTGCTGTTGATCCGGCTTTTCGGTTTCCCGTAGCTGGTGTTTTTAATGTGGGTCCGCTCCACTGGCCCGCTTTCTGGCGTTGCCGCTCGCCTTTGCTGGAATCACTACGGTTGTTATTTGCGCGTCAGCACTGCGCATTCACCCTCATCAGACGGAACCTAGCCCGAATAAAGCATCGGTTCATTTTGACGTACGCTTTTCGCTTAAACATGGCGGTACAGCGTTGCTAAAGCGCTGTATTACTTCCCAGGTTCCGTCTGATGAGAGTTCAGGGCGTGCGCGGCCCTGAGCGCGTCTTCAAGCTGCCTGCCGGTTGTCCTGCTCGGCCATTTCGCGGTAGATCTGAAATTCGGCGTTGAACGCCATCTCCAGCCGCATCCGCTTGTCCGAGTCCAGAGCAAGCCAGCACGCCGCCAGCTTCTGCATCCCGTTGCCGCCGTACTTCTGCATCGCTGCTACGGCTTGTTGGGTAGTGATCTGCATATCTTCTCCTTTGCCATTCGGGCTGCTAATAGGGAGGGGTTAGACGAACATGGCCAAAGATTGAATGTCTTTGTCCAATCTCACGCCGCAGCGCACAAGCGAGAGAACGTCGTCCTCAGTGGCAACTCGGGCAAGTTCCTCGATGTCAACGTCAAGCCAGATCTCGTCGTGCTCGGCAGAGCAAACCATGTCCCGGCTTCCCTCGCTGGGAACAAGGCGGTCAAGCATGATGAACGCGCACACATCTGGCCGAGAGTGCGCCGGGTTCTCGATCCTCTCAAAGCGGATGTACTCGTCGTCGAACTTTTCAAACACTGCTTCCAGATCGATCATCTCGTTCTCCTTGTTAATCGGTATGAATCCTGAAAGAAGCGGGCAGCGCTTGATAGCTGCTCCCGATAAACAGGCGATCAACCCCGCCATCGGTCAGGTAGCGCGCCTACTGGCAGCGCCCCTGGTACGCCCTTTCGTACTGCCGCTTCTTTCAGGACTCACGTATCTGCGTCCTGTCACGGCGCAGGCAGAGTAATTAGCGGTACGGCATCCACTGCATCGGCTCGCCGTCAGCAGCCAAGTTTGCAGCTACCGTGCTGAACCAACGAGTTCCGCGATCTTCTTTCGCGTAGCGCAGTCCCAGGAAGCGAAACGCGCGGCCAACGATGATTCCGGCGATGTGCTGGGCGTTGTCGATCATTCCTTGCTTGGTCATGTCAATCTCCCTTGTTCATGTGGCTGTGCCCTCGTAGAAGGCACATTCAGATGAATCTGGAGAAGACAGCCGTCGCCGCCAGTTTTTCAATCACTCTTTCGAGGCCGGGCTTTACGGGCCAGGTCGTGAAAACTGTCTTCTCGTCTCTCGTCTTGAGCAAACTTCGCTTCCGGTGGAGAGTGCGTCCGGGGCCGAGCGTCCCAAGAGGGACATAGAGCCTGTTCTATCGCTTAGCTGGTTGTTAAAGAGCGGTCCTGCGGTACTTCGCAGCAGACTCGTTACTGGGCTGGCTCTCGCCTAGGCTGTTCTGCGGGTCGTTTGCTGCGTTGGATTAATTAAACCATTGCTTTATCTTAAAAGCAAGCAATGATTTAAGTCAGGGCGCAAAAAAGCCGCCCGAAGGCGGCTGTAGCTAGGTGAGGGGGCTTAGTAGACCTGGATCCAGATGACGGCGGCGATGATGACAATCACGCCTGCGACGTAGACAACCCTCCACGCGCCCAGATCCTTCAGTTCAGAAGTGAGGGATGGATCTCGGTCAAGGGGTAGGGAGGCTTCCGCCACAACCAGCTTGCAGCCACAGTGTCGGCACACGCGAGCGTCCTTGAGGATCAGTTCTCTGCAGTCCGGACACTTGACGTGCGTGAAGGGCGTGGGACGCGGCGCCTGGCTACGCAGGTTAGCGCTGACCAGCAAGATGATTCCAGCCAAAAGCGGGCTGATGAGGCACGCAAGAATGAACCATCCAAAGCCGCTACGCCCGCGGCTGGAGGCGATCATGCCCACGGCGATGGCGAACAAAAACCAAAAGAAGATGATTGCGATCATGCGGCGATTCTAGCGTCCGCATAGCGCAACGGGAAGATTACTGAATTCCCATGTCGCATTTAGCGCTAAACACCGCGCCGCTACCGCCTTGATGAAGGGAACTGATCATGTGCCGTGAAGCCACCATCACCTTGGATGAGGGGAACAGCGTGTAGACCCACAGGCCTGATTCATAAAAGACAAAGAACGATATAGACTCCAGGCCGTCACTGAACCTTACCGATGCGTCGACGCCCCTGGTTCCACTACCGGCGCTTTGAGAGTCTTGGGTGACCACCCGGCCAACACCCGGGGTGGCTGTGCTCCACTGGAAGAACCAAGCGGCGTTCTTAAAACCATCCTTCACCCGCTCCGGATTGCCATCCTTGCTCTGGTAGCTGATCAAATGACCTTGCGGCTCCTTGCAAATCGCCGATAGGGTCATCACCTTGTCTTGGGCTAAAACCGTGGTGCCAGTAAGTAACAGGACGGCGCCCAGCGAAGCTGTTGTACGTCGCATGCTTGACCTCAAGGTGTAGCGTTATTGGCACGAAGGCGTCTTGCCCGAATCAATCTCGGCAAACATGGTCTGAACCTTTTCGATCCACCATCCACGCTTACGGAAGGCAGGTTTTGAATAGACCGTTTGAATTCCGGTCTTGGCAACGGTGCCTCCATCCGACGTTCGGCTTAACTCAATCACGCCGTAGACAAACTCCGTTTGGCCGGCGAGTCCTCGCATGAACAGATCTACCTTGGATCCGTCGCCTGTCTGCGTGGGATACCACTCAGGAGCCTGGTTCAGAATCCCACCGCACATGCGGGCGTAGTTCTGCAGCCCTGCAAACGTCTTTTCAGGCGAGATAGTCAGAACGGATTCCGACCAATCGAAGTCGTCTTGCTTCAATTTCCCTGGCGCTGTTGCACAGCCAGTTAGCAGAAGAGACGCAACAACTAGAGCGGCAAATCGCATTCGGTTACCTCACCTATAAAAAAAGGTCTAGGAGCGTACCCACTGTCCCGCCTCGTCATCCCGCAGCCGAGCGCCAGCCCACACAACCTGGCCCAGCACGCGGACCGGATGCCCGTTCTCAAGTGGGATATCCGCATAGGTTGGATTGAAGGACCGAGCTACCCAACGCTGCGTCAGCTTGTCCCGCGCCACCGTCTTGACGATCATCTTGCCGTCATAGTTGATGGCGTAAACGCCGCCCGCAGCCAAGTCGCGGATCGTCAGGTTTTCGTTCGGCACCACAAGTAGGGCGGCGCCGTCTCGAATCACCGGCTCCATGCTGTCGCCCTTGGCATACACCACGCGTGCCTTGCCACCGTCAGCGCCGACTTCCTTCAGGAACGAGCGACGGAACTGAATCATTCCGGTCTGTTCTTCGGTCTGGTTCTCGATTCCATCACCAGCGGCCAGGCGCACGTCGGCCAGCTCAGGGACCTTCTCAAACTTGTCGTTTGCAGCGTGCGGCTCGCCAGGGCCAACATTCGCAATTACCCCAACCTGAGTGCTAATACGGACTGGCGGCGCCTTATCGGTCTGGTGCGTGGTTGTGCCGCCTTCCCAAGGTGCTGGCGGCATTCCACCAATTCGCATAGGGAACACGTCGTCGGCCGCGTCCATGTCGAATACGGAACCGCGGCTGCCTGCTGCGGGAGTGGCGGACACAGCTGGGACATTGATCGTCGCCGTGCCTTCAGAGTAGCCCTGCAAGGCGAAAAGCATCACGCCTTCAAGATGCTTCAGCCGTTCAGCCGGAAGGGCTTCGATCCGCTCGCGATCGATAGACGCAAACGGCCAGGGAGTCGAGCCAACAGGGCTGGACTCGTCATCCAAATCATCACCCGGCAGCCACCACGAAACAGGCAGGCCCGTCAGGCGAGCCAGCGTCTTAATGTGCTGTTTTCCCACGCGCCCGTTCGTCTTCCAGCCATTGATGGCCTGGACAGTCACTCCGCACGCCTCCGCCACATCTTTAGCGGGCACAAGCCCCCGCCCGATGGTCGCGGCGACTTTGCCAGCGAGATCCGCAGGAGGCGAGGAAAGGAGTTCTTGAATTAGGACGGAGGAAAGCATTGCTTGATTGTGCTTGGGCGCAACGCGTGCAAGCAATGATTGCTTTTGATAAAGCATTAGTTTAGTATTGAGGCAAGTGATGCTTTAGGACCGGATATGGACCGAAATGTCGGCCTCGAAAAGGCCATCTCGATTGTGGGAAGTCAGAAAGCTCTGGCCGCAATCCTCGGCGTTACCCCGCAGTCGGTTAGCCAGTGGGTCAACGGCTCGCGGCCTCTCCCTTCGGAGCACTGCCCGGTCATCGAAGAGGCTACCGGCAAGCGGGTGATCTGTGAAGAGCTAGTGCCGAATTTCCGCTGGGACGTGTTGCGCAAGCCGCGCCGGATCCGCAAAGCGAAAGCGGTAACTGCCGAAGCTGCGCTGTAGAGAGAGTTGAGTTGTTCCATGCGGTGAATATTAGTTAACCCGCACTAGTACCGAAACGCTGAAATTATCAGGAATCCAACGTAATGACTTGCCCCACCACCATTACCTACTGGCGTGACGCTCTCTACAACTCGGTTCGCGCTGCTGACGGCGGTGTCGAGGCTGCTGCTCAATTCCTGACGCTCCGTCGCGACACTTCTATTCATCCTGAGTCGCTGCGCCGCAAGTTGCGCGGTGGGGATCAGTTGGATGTCGACGTCGCTGTTCTCCTGGCTGAATTTGTTCGGAACGATGCGGGTGCCCAGCACAGGTCCAACGACTGGCTTCTGTCGTTGAACGCTCAAGAGGGCGTGTTCGTTGACGACGTGCCGGCTGCTCCTGTTGGTGGATGGGAAAACGAAGCAAAGGCGCTGCAGGACAAGTTCCTCGCGCTGGCTACCGAAATGGGCAAGATCGCCGCGGTGACTGCCCAGACCACCGCTGACAGTCAGATTGACCAGGCTGAGGCCGATCAACTGGTCCCGCTGCTGCGCGCAACGCGCGTTCTGCTGCATCGCATGGAGCGCAACGTCCTGCGCGCGGCGAGCAAGTAATGGCAAACCAGGTCTTCATCCTCTCTAGCCCCTTGGTCCGCCGTAACGCGGCCTATGCCTGCGCACACGCGCCGGATGGCTACAAGGTGGAGATCAAGGCGAAGACTCGCTCGAAGTTGCAGAACGCCTTTTCCCACGCCTGGTACGAGGAAATCTCGCTGGCTCTGCCGGAAGACGACGCGCTTGGCTGGAAGTGCTACTGCAAGCTGCATCACGGCGTGCCGATCTTGCGCGCCGAGGACGAAGAATTCCGCGAAGCCTACGACGGCGCCATCAAAGGCCTGTCCTACGAGCAAAAGCTGCTCGTGATGCGCGTCTTCCCCGTCACTTCCCGCATGACCACCAAGCAACTGACCAAGTACGCCGAAGCCGTCCGTGACGACTTTGCAAGCCGCGGCGTTCATCTGGAAGTGGAGGCAGCATGACCTGGAATTCCACCCTCAAGCGCAGCAAGTCTCTCCGGGCCAAGTCGGATCGCGGCCAAGGCCTCGGTCAGAAGGTTGCCGCTCACCTTGGTTTCCTGCGTCCGCTTGGCATGAAGGCCAGCACGGTAATGCGCTCAGAGAAACACCGCCGGAATGTGGCCAGCCTGGATTGCGTGATCTGCGGCGCCTTCGGGCCTTCCCAATGCGCTCATGCCAACTTCGGCAAGGGCCTGGCATTGAAGGCTTGCGACTCCCAGACGTTTGCAGCCTGCCCGCGTTGTCACCGTCTGCATGACAGCAGCGGTATCGCCAAAGAGGTTCGCCGCTGGCTGGAAGTTCAGTACGTGGACCGAACCCGCGCCGAATTGATTTCTCGCGGCCTGTGGCCTGACTCTGTTGAGCAAGCCTACAAGGTCGCCTATGAGCCGATGAAAAGGGCTGCAGCATGAACTTCTACAAGCACTACATCGGTGACTTCCAGCGCGACACCGGGCACTTGTCCCTGACGGAGCGCGGTGCCTACCTAGCGCTTATGCACCACTACTACGCGACTGAGGTCCCGTTGCCAAACGATCACGGCGCTCTGTGCCGCATCGCTGGCGCCTTCACTAAGGCAGAAAAGGACGCCGTGAAGGCTGTGGCGCGGTTCTTTACGGTGGTTGAGTCTGGCTTGATGCACAGCCGTATCGAGGCGGAGCTTGAAAAAGCTGGCAAGCAGGCGGACACGAATCGTCGCATCGCTCAGGAACGTGAGGCTAAACGCAAAGAGGCGAGATCGTCTAACGAAACTAGCACGAATCGTGCGACGAATCGTGGAACGAACGATCAACCTAACCAGACACCAGACACCAATAAAGAAAAACATTCGTCGGCTCACGCCGACCATGCCGACCGGTTTCAGGAGTTCTGGGACACCTGGCCAGTAACGCAGCGGAGAGCGGCGAAGGCTGAGTGTGCGAAGAAGTGGCGGCTGCGAAAACTCGACTCCGTTGCTGACCAGATTATTGCCCACGTGGCGGCGATGAAAGGCACGAAGCAGTGGCAGGACGGATTTGAGCCGGCCCCGTTGACCTACCTGAACCAGAAGCGCTGGGAGGACGGCGTGGTGGCGGACGGAGGTTCGCCTGAGCAACCGTGGGAGGGCGCGCTGTGATCGGCCACGAAACCCTGCTCGCGCTTCGGATGCGCGGTTATCGACCGGCTGCTGTCTTTGTCTGCCTGACCGAAGCCCGCGACTACACGGTTTTCAGCCACCCGGACATGATCATGTCGCTGGGTGGACTGCCCGAAATAGACGTTTTCCCGGATGACACCCTCAAGACCGTGGATCTACGGGTTCTTGCTGGGCTGAGTGTCCACCTTTCCGGTCCAGAGGGGCGCCACGTGAAAGCGCTCTTCAAGCGGATCCTCGATTTTTCCCCGGCTGACGTGACGGCTTGTGCCTTGGACTCAACCGGAATTCTTCGATACGAGAACGGCGAAATCCGCCGCTTGGAGGTTGCATGAACAACGTAGTCCAAATGATTACGCCTGACACGTTCGACTTCAAAGCCTACATGGCCGAGTCGGAGCCGCAGGCCAAGGTGATCAGCGCAGACACATGGACCGATGATCTGGTCGATTCAATCCGGAATGGAAATGTCGTGACTGGAGCGACGTTGCCGTGGGCCAAGACTCATGACCATCTGCGGTTTCGTCCGGGCGAGGTGACGGTGTGGCAGGGCATGAATGGCCACGGCAAGAGCCAACTCTTGGGGATGGCGTGTCTTGGTTTTGCCGCGGCTGGCGAGAAGTTGTGTATTGCGAGCTTCGAAATGAAGCCGCTGTCGACGCTGAAGCGGATGCTGCGCCAGGGTGCGATGAACGACCGCCCTAGTGAGGCAATGGCGCGCAAGTTCGGAGAATGGCTGAAGGGCAAGGTGTGGCTGTACGACCAGCAGGGCACTGTGAAGCCTGAAATGGTCTACGCAGTTATCAGGTACTGCGCGTCAAAACTCGGGATTAAGCACATCGTGATCGATAGCTTGATGAAGTGCGTGCGTGGCGAAGATGACTACAACGCGCAGAAAGACTTCGTAGACATGCTGACATCCCTAGCGCGGGATCACCAAGTCCATATCCACCTTGTGCATCACGTGCGCAAAGGCGAAAGCGAAGAAAAACCCCCTGGAAAGTTGGACGCCAAAGGCAGCGGCTCGATTTCTGACCAGGTGGACCAGTTCCTGACTGTGTGGCGGAACAAGGCGAAGGAGAAGGCGCTGGACCAATGCGCCCGGAGCGGCACACCAATGCCTGACAAGTTCGCCAATGCCCCTGACGCAATGCTGATTTGCGACAAGAACCGGCACGGCGAGTGGGAGGGAAGTATCGCGCTTTGGTTTCACCCCCAATCGCTGCAGTACGTGGCCGACAGCCGCTGCCAGCCCATCAACCTTATTGGGAGTTGATATGGCTCCAGTCAACATCACTCGACCCGCAATCTTGGCGGCGCTCGCCAATGGCGATATGAGCCTGGCGGAACTGGCAGACGAACTGGGTGCGGTCCCTTCCACGGTTCAGTACAACCTGCGCCGCCTGCTGGAGGCGGACGAGATCCACATCTGCGGATGGGGACTGCCGAAGCGCCAGGGTTTGCGGCATCCGTTCTACCGGCTTGGCTCAGGGAAGAACAGAGCGATGGGGCGCCAGACGCTTAAGGAACGCACAGCTCGTCAGTACTTGTGCTATCGCCGCAAGAGGGCGCTGGACGCTATGGCCGCCCAAATGGATAACCCGTTTCGGTCGCTGATAGTCCAGATGGGCGGACGATTGGAAAACACGGGCGCCGATTAGGCGGCCAGGGTCTAAGGGGCAAATCATGAAATTCTCAGGACAGGATAGGTACGGTCCGATGGTTATCAAGCACTTGCGTGACCACGGGCCAAAGACTGGACGCGAGTTGGCCGAAGAGCTTCACCTCGATGTGGGTCTGGCCAACAAGACGGTTTATCGCATGGAGGAAGCAGGGTTTGCCACACGCACTGGCGAGTTCAGAGGTGTAGGCAAGTACAGAGCGAATGTCTTCAGTTGGGTACCGATGCTGGATCTGGAAGTACCGGAGCGAGTCTTACGCGGCACGGAGCGCGATGCTCAGATGAAGGCTAATGAGCGATCTATCACGGCCTTGCGCTCGAGCTATGTGCCCGGTCTGTTCGATCCTTTCCGCGTTCTGCGAGCGCAGGTAGGGGGTGTGGCGTGAGTACACGGACATACCTATACCTGCAATTCCTGGGGGCCTTGTTGGCCGTCGCTGTCTTTGGGGAGGTCTGGTGGTCGGCCACGATACTTGCCACCCAGATTCTGATTTTCGGCGCGGCGGAAGTTTGCGATGCCATCAAGGAGGCTGGAAGGAAATGAACGTCCTTGAGCTTCCATTTCCGCCCAGCGTTAACACGTACTGGCGTCACCCGACCAAGGGAAAGCTGGCCGGTCGCCATTTGATCTCCGAGAAGGGGCGCGAGTACCGCCAGGCCGTAATCGATGAAGCCAGTCGGTACCAGCTAGCAAAACTGGCTGGAAGGCTGTCGGTCCACATCGACGCATTCCCGCCTGACAACCGGCGACGCGACTTGGACAACATGATGAAGGGCCTGCTTGACGGCCTGGTTCACGCCCAGGTCATCGAGGACGACAGCCAGATAGACAAGCTTTCCATTGAGCGCGGTGTGGTCTGCAAGGGTGGCCGGGTACGCGTTTTCATCAGCACACATGCAAAGGCAGAGGGGATTTGAAATGGCACTCCCGAGAAGCATTGAGGACGCGAACAAGCAAATGCGCACCGCGGCCCTTGAACGCCTGAAGACTGAATACGGCGTCATCCTGGACAAGACGGCTCGCCGGGCGGAAGGCATTGCTGCCGCCATTCGACAGATTGACCCGGGCCTGGACTCTGGCGACCCGATGGTGTTGATCCGGGCCTGGGTGGCAATCAAGCCGGCCGAAGTGGTGCCGGGGCGCCTGGCCTACGGAAGCGGTAAGCCATATTCGCTGGACAGCAGCATGCGTTACGCAAGAGACCGGTTGCAAAGCATGCGTATGCCCAGCCCGGTCAGCATGTCCAGCAAGGTCCAGTACAGCCCGGAGTTTGCGTAATGAAGTCCATCTTCCCTGTGTTGATCTCGCTCGTACTCGGCGCATCCCTTTGGCTTTGGCAGGTGGAGTCCTTAGCGTACGCCGAGAATTTGGTGGTGTTCTATGCCTCTGCATTGACCATCGCCGGGTTGCTTGTGCTGTCGGTGGCGCCTGCAAAGAAAAAAGGAGTTGAGCAGCCCCGTTGGGTGCGCGGCCTGACCAGACTCTCGAACATTGTCACAGTGATCGTTCTGGCGGCTAACGCGTACTTCTTCATTGCCGGCTTGTTTGCCTTTGTACTTCTGGTCTTCTACGCGCGAGACGAGGCCAGAAGAGAAGAATCGGCGGCATAGATGGCAGACCTAATGCGGTGGCAGATGGGAGACCCGGCCAAGGTCTGCGAGCGGATGCAGGAGATGCGCCGCAGACCGCCGAAGCCGCGGTTAACCCGGAAAGAGCTTGCAAGACAAGGATTGGAGCAGCTATTCAGCGAGGATCACATGACGAAAGACGAAAGCGAACAACTGGAAGAACTGCTCATGACCTGGTACCACTGGGCCAAGGCGCATCGGGAGCATTTGGGGCATAGACGAGTGGCGCCGGGATTCCAAGGCGTGTCCGACATGGACGCCTACGGGGATGACGACGACACCGACGCGAAGCTGAACCGGTATGTGGCGGAACAGGTGGACGTGTGCCTGAGTACGCTGCCGGTTGACCTGCGCGCCGCTGTCGGGGTCAGCATGCGCAACAAGGACGTGCCGAATCAGGTATTCCGCAACCCGCGGTGCAGCCTGGAGGAGCAGCAGCACCGGTACCAAGCAGCTAAGGAGCAACTGCTGCCCATGTTGCGCAAGCGAGACATGATAAAGGTGATTGCGTGAGGGGTTGCAATCTCTGACCTAGCTCACTATGCTCGGTATCCAAGTGGACGGCGCTCGTCCATAGGAAACGAAGCCTCGGCACCTGCCGGGGCTTTTTGCTTTGGAGCATCTGTGTTCATTACCAAGAAGCAGGCGCTGGCCGCAGGTATGACGCACCATGGCTCCATCTATGGCGTTCCGGCATGGGTGCGAGAGACGGACGATGGCGTAGATGGCGCCCCGAAGTTCGCGCCCGCAGTAGTGTGGTGCTGGCTCTGCGACAAAGTCTATGATCTGGCCACTTACTTCATGCCGGCCGATGCATTCATTGAGGCACCGCTGAGGGTTGGGCGCCCGATTCTAGAGGGCGAGAATTGAACCCGCCCGCATCGAAGGCCCCGCCACCACCACACGATTGGGATGGACCCAGGCCGTCCCAGCTTGACCGCATAGAAGCCAAGCTAGACGCTCTACTAGAAGCTCTGGCAGATGAAGGCGAAGAGATTGAGAGGCCGGAACTCACGCTGGATGGCGAGGCAGTAGGCGGCGAGCGGGACGATTCCCAGCCGCTATGAGCTACGGGAAGGGAAGAGGAGGACGGCCATGGCGCCGCCTTCGAGATCAGATCATGACCCGCGATGGGTACATGTGCCAGTGCGAGAACTGCAAGGGCGTGAAGCTCATCGCACACGAGGTAGATCACATCAGCAACAAGAGGGATGCAGCGGGCAATCTGAACGATGACCCGAGCAACCTTAGGGCGATGCACCGAGACTGCCACGCCGAGAAGACCAAGCGCGAGGCGAACCAGGGCCACAAGCCCAGGGCCGCAGTAGGGTTGGACGGGTGGCCGCAGGGGCATAGGGTGGGTCGGAAGTCTGGCCCCTTTTAGCTGGACACCGGCCGCTCAGCTCTTTTTTCATAAACGTCCAGAAAAAACGGGACACTGTAAGGATTGAAATGGGCACTCGGGGCCGTAAGTCGACGTCAGAAATGACCGTCGCGGCCCAAGTTGCGCCCGTGTTCAGCACGGACCGCCTACAAGCGCCGGTGCATATGACGGATGCAGAAAGGTCAGTGTGGCTGGAGGTGGTCAACGATCAGCCAGCCAACGCTTTCACCCCGACGCATTCGCCACTACTGGAGCAGTACTGCCGTCACGTGGTACAGGCTCGTTTGATCGCCGACGAGATCATGAGCTTTGACCGCGCTTGGTTGGCAGATGACGACGGGCTCAAGCGCTACAACCTTCTGTTGACGATGCAGGAGCGAGAAGGCCGGGCGGCGTCGTCCCTGGCCACGCGCTTGCGTATCACGCGGCAGGCTACGGCTGACCCAAAGACAGTCGGCCGGGCAAACAGCAGGCAAGGTAAGGCAAGGAAGCCGTGGGAACTGGTCGAAGACTGACCCGCGGCGAGCGCAACATAGCCTGGATCGAAGCGACTTGCCGGATCCCTGAAGGCAGGTTCGTCGGTAAGGCTGTCACGCTGACCAAGGCGCAAAAAGGCTGGATTCGCGCGATTTACGACACGCCGACGCGGATGTTCATCTTGTCGATGGCGCGCAAGAACGCGAAGACGGCTACCGCGGCGTTCCTCCTGCTACTGCATACGTGTGGACCTGAGGCACGGCCCAATAGCCAGCTGTACAGCGCGGCTCAGTCGAGGGAGCAGGCGGCCATCCTGTTTGCCTTGGCCGCCAAGGTGGTCCGCATGTCTCCTCAGCTGAGCGAGTATGTGGTGATCAGGGATACGGCGAAGCAGTTGTTTTGCCCCGAACTGGGGACACTCTACCGGGCGCTATCGGCGGAAGCCAGTACAGCATACGGGCTGTCTCCGGTGTTCACGGTACATGACGAGCTGGGCCAGGTTAAAGGGCCGCGCTCTGAGCTGTACGAAGCGCTGGAAACTGCATCGGCTGCTCAGGAGGCACCGCTGTCGATCATCATCAGCACCCAGGCGCCGACGGATGCGGACCTGTTGAGCTTGCTGATCGACGATGCCAGGACCGGGGCCGATCCTAGGAACAAGGTGGTGCTACATAGTGCGCCGCTCGATTCGGATCCTTTCAGCGAGGACACGATCCGGTTAGCGAACCCGCACTACGACGAGTTCATGAACAAGGAAGAAGTGCGGCGGCAGGCGGCGGATGCCAAGCGCATGCCAAGCCGGGAGGCTTCATACCGCAACCTTATTCTGAACCAGCGTGTGGAGGCGAGCAACCCGTTTATCTCCCGTACGGTCTGGGAGGAGAACGGCGCGCCGCCCGAGAGTTTGGAGGGCAAGGCGGTCTACGGCGGTCTGGACCTGTCCAGCGTGTCGGACCTGACTGCCCTGGTCCTTGTATCGGATGATGGCGACGTCGAGTCGACGTTCTGGCTGCCTAGCGAAGGGCTCGCCGAGAAAGCCCGGAACGACAGGGTGCCGTACGACGTCTGGGAAGACGAAGGTCTGTTGCAGACTACGCCCGGCAGGGCAATTGAATACGAGTACATCGCGCATTACCTGCGGGATGTCTTTGACAGGTATGAGATAAGGGCGCTTGCCTTTGACCGCTACAACATGCGGTTTCTCAAGCCGTGGCTGGAACGCGCAGGGTTCACCGAAGACGAGTTAGAAAGATTCGTGGAGTTTGGCCAGGGCTTCGTATCGATGAGCCCGGCCATCCGCGAACTGGAAGCCCGGCTGCTTGCGAAGAAGCTTAGGCACGGAAAGCATCCGGTGCTGACGATGTGCGCGGCAAACGCGGTGGCGGTCTCCGACCCTGCTGGCAACCGGAAATTCACCAAATCGAAAACGTCCGGCCGGATCGACGGCATGGTGGCGCTCGCCATGGCGGTGGGGGTCATGCCGAACGAGACGGAGGACGACGGCGATTTTGCCGACTTTATCAGGGACCCGATCATCGTATGAAAACCAAGGCAAAGCCCGGCCGAGTCAAGGCCGCGCTCTTGAACTGGCTCGGGGTCCCCATCAGCTTGACCGATGAGGCGTTCTGGTCGCAGTTCGGAGTGACTACGGCAGGGCAGCAAGTCAACGAAAGGACCATTCTGCAGTTGTCGGCCGTCTGGGCATGCGCCCGGTTGGTTTCCGAAACGATTTCGACGTTGCCCCTGGGCGTGTACGAGCGCACACCTAGCGGTCGTGTGCCGGCCGAACGGCATCCGCTTTACACCCTGATTCATTCCCGTCCCAGCGCGGATACGACCGCGACGGTGTATTGGGAGGCGAAGATCGTTTCCATGCTGCTGCGTGGCAATGGATTCTCGGAAAAAAAGTACATCGGGAACCGCCTGGTAGCGTTGGAGTTTCTGATCCCGTCTCGGCTCGCCATCTCGAGCGATTCGAACGGCAATCCTCGGTACCGCTACACAGAGAAGAACGGTAAGCAGAGAGAGATTCCCGCAAGTCGGATTTTCCGGATCCCGGGCTTCACTCTTGATGGGGATTGGGGGCTGAGCGCGATTGAGTATGGCGCCGGCGTCTTCGGTTCCGCGTTGGCCGCATCTACTGCGGCAAACAGCACCTTCGAGAAGGGCTTGGCGCCGACAGTGGCGTTCACAGTAGACCGAGTACTGAAGAAGGAGCAGCGCGAAGGGTTCCGAGAGACCGTCAAGAAAATTAGCGGAGCGCTTAACGCCGGCGAATCTCCAGTACTTGAAGCGGGCATGGATGCCAAAACTATCGGCATCAATCCGACCGACGCCCAATTGCTAGAGTCGCGAAACTTCAGCGTGGAGGAGATTTGCCGTTGGTTCCGCGTTCCGCCGCACATGGTCGGCCACACAGCCAATTCGACGAGCTGGGGAACAGGTATCGAGCAGCAGATGATCGGATTCCTGACGTTCACGCTTCGGCCCTGGCTGACCCGTATCGAGCAGGCGATCAACAAGGACCTTCTGTCCCCTGCCGACCAACTTCGTTACTACGCGGAATTCAGCGTCGAGGGCCTGTTGAGAGCGGATTCCGCCGGTCGCGCTGAGTACGAATCGAAGATGGTCAACAACGGAATTATGACCCGCGACGAGGTGCGCCGCCTTGAGAACCTGCCTCCGATGGGCGGGAATGCAGATGTGCTTACGGTACAGACCGCCCTTGTTCCGATAGATCAACTGGGCAGCGCCCAAACCGTCACCCAGGAGTAGACCTCATGCCCCGAAATCACCTTCCGGTAGCGCCGGAGGGGCGCCCCTGCGCGGGCGTCCGATACGACCTGTCGCCCAAGGCTCTGGACCGCTGGAACCCCGGCATCAAGGCCGCTTCAGACGAAGAAAACACGATCAGCGTTTTTGACGTTATCGGGCAGGATTACTGGACGGGTGAGGGCGTCACGGCAAAGCGGATCGCCGCCGCCCTGCGCTCGATGGATGGCAAGGACGTTACGGTCAACGTGAATTCGCCCGGGGGTGACATGTTCGAAGGCCTGGCGATTTACAACCTCCTTCGCCAGCACAAGGGCGACGTGACCGTGCGGGTGCTTGGCGTAGCGGCGTCGGCAGCCTCGATCATCGCCATGGCAGGTGACCGAGTTGAAGTCGCTCGCGCTGGCTTTCTGATGATTCACAACTGCTGGGTGATGGCGGTCGGGAACCGGCATGACTTCCGGGAAGTGGCAGACACGATGGAGCCGTTCGACCAAGCCATGGCCGACATCTACGCGGCTCGGACGGGCGACACGCTGGAGTCCATCCAGTCGTTGATGGACGCGGAAACGTGGATCGGTGGTACCGATGCCGTATCCCAAGGGTTTGCTGA